CCTTCAACTTAAAAAGGCCACCAAGAACCTTGAATTTTTCAACAGCATCCGTTTCGTACTTGCATAACGATTGCATCTGCACACCTATTGCATTTGCAACTCTATTGCAACAACAACTCTATTGTAAATGCAACTCTATTGCTTTTGTAATTGGATTGTGAATGCAACTCTATTGCAACAACAACTCTATTGCTAGTGTATATCGTATGTTGTTGCAATACAGTTGCAACAACGATACCATTGCATATACAACGCCATTATGACAGTTGTAGAATGAACCTGTCAGAATGGCATGTCAGAATGGCAGTTGACTTTTGAAACGAAAAAAGCCCGGTTGAATTATTCAACCGAGCCTGGGTGTTAAATCCTTCAACCGACTTCCCAATCCGGTTGAATTATGCAATGTTATAATCACTAATCCCCCCTTGCAATAGAGAATTAGCTAGCGTAATTGTACTCGGACTCTGGTTGTTATACTTACTTCCGATGGTATAGGAAACGCAAACCTGGATTGAATGCTATTGCATAGGGTACTTCTTTGCGTAGTCGATGCACCATTGTTTGTAGTCTGATTGCATTTTGTTTGCTTTATTGGCTAGTCTCATTAGCTTCGGGTTGATCTCACGATTGTATCGCAGAACCTGTTCTAGAAATGTACTAGAAAGCATTTGAGAACGCTTAGATAGACGTTCTAGCCGTTGCTTCATTTCAACCGGAATCGCATACTCTCGGTGAACTCCGTTCTCTAGCGATATGATAAAAGCTTTCTTCATTGTTGAATCCTTAAAGGTTGAAGTCTGAAATGGTGTTAGTGTCGTTCTCTCTAGGATCGTAACCAAGCAAGGCAACTGCTAGCCTAGTTCGTTCGTCCTGATTCTCACAACTTGCTAGCAACGCAGCTACTAGCGTATTGCAAGCGTCTTGCCTAGTGTCGTCGTCGTAGTCCATTGGTCGTTTCAGGTTAGTATCCTAATGCGTTTCGAATGTCGGCCCAATTTCGGCAAGTGATGTCATCGCTGCCCGATTCTACGCTATCTTCCGTTAACCGTATCGTGTAAGGCATCTTGACAGTTACCATTAACATATCTAAGTAGCTGTCATTGGTGGCCCGGAAACCGTGGGCATTGACATACTTAACGTAGTGATCCCCTAAAGACTTAACGTGTCGATCAATCGCAATTTGTTGCGTTTCGGTATCGTTTAACCAGTTCGACATCAGCAGAAACCCTTTCGAATATAACGGGCTGTCATTCCAATCAACGAAAACCGATGGCCCTCATCGGTGGTTGCAATGAATCCCAGAGAATCAATTGATACGATACCGACTTCGCAACCAAGCCACCGCACAATGAAGCCACAATTATTAGCTTCCATATATGCTTTCATCTTCGCGATCGTCTGTCGTGTAATTCTTTGTACTGTTGAAGTTCGTTTCATGTTTGTTCTCTCGTTTCGTTTCGCGTTTTGTTCTGCCCACAATGGGAACCGTATTTGTATCGTCAGACTTAACAAGTTGATAGAGCAATTTAGAAGACTTATCGAAAGAAGATTTTGATTGAACCATGAACTGTGAATAGTGAATCGGTTAACTTTGAACTGTTGAATACTGTACTGTTGAAATTTGAATCGGTTAACTTTGAACTGTTGAATTGTACCACCTTGAATTCTACCATGTTGAATAAGTCTACGGTTGAATCTTGAAACGGTTGAGAAATACAATGGGTGAATTTCACCACGTTGAAATCTGTGCTATTGAATTTTGAACGGTTGAATAATTAAAGGTGAATTACTCAAGTTGAAAAACTCACCGTTGAATTGCTCACGGGTGAAATCTTCACCCCCTCTCCTGGGGGAAGATGGTTGAATTGTTCAATACGCCTATATGGGCGAATCCCTGGGTTTTTTTGGTTGCATTTCTAAACCTGGGTTTTTTAACCGTGAAGAATTGAAACGAAAAAAGCCTAGCATGGTTGAACATACTAGGCTTGAATTGTTGAACTTGTTGAACCGTGAAGGGTTAACTATTCACCCTTCTTGGAACGGTTGATAAATCCTACGTCCCTTCCACCGAAACATCGGTATGCTGGGGAATATGTATCGTTTCGTCGAACATAAACCGTGTTGATACTGCTCTCAAAATCATCGGATTCAATGTTTTTAATAAGTTGAACCATCGATGACATCGAAGCTACGGATTGTGGCTTGTAGTCGTACTTCCTTCCGTCAGCATCGTATTTCTTCTTCTTCTGTTCTGCCAATTTAGCTAGTAGATTCCCTAACGGTCCACCACCTTCTTTGTCGGTTGATTGTTGCAACAATGTCAGAACATTGTCAGCAAGTTCAAAATCTATTCGAATTGGGGTTGAAGGACTCAACAATTGTGCCTTAACTTGTAACCTATGTTCAGCCTTTTCTTCAATCGACATTTCAGGTGTGAAATTCAACTGAGATTCAAGTTGTTCATCGATGAATTTTTCATCATTCGATGCGAGAACAATTGCCGATGCGACAACCGCCGGGCTGAAATAGTTCTTTGCCCAAATTGAATCGATTTTGCCCGATTGTCCCCTTGCCGATGCGACAATTTTTGCAACCAAGTAGGACAATGCATTCATGTTGCATTCTTCCATCTCGATTGTTTCACTGGTGAATTTGTCAACCGTAACAATGTCGAACTTGGAAAGGGTTTCAAGTTCTTCAATGGTCGTCATTTTTCCACCTGTAGGATAAATGTCTTGACCATTGAAACGTCGGTTGACGGTTTCAAGTACTTTCGACTGTACCGCAAGACAATCTGCACGTTCTTTTTTGCGATTGCTTGGTTCAGTTGTCAACCCCGCAACATGCAAGTTAACCAATTGAATCCATTCGGATGGCATTAAAGAATCATCGCAAACATTGTCATCCTTGGAAGTTCGTCCCTTTGCTTTATCGGTCCAATCTCGCAATTGTGGTGGCATACCAAACGAACAAAGAATAAGCGGTAGAACTAAATCAGGGTTTGCGAGTTTTGCTCTTTTCATGGCATCGCAGCGATGTTGCAACGAAACCCCTTGGCCGTCCCAATTAACAGTGAGGGGGTCAGTAGGAATTGTCGCAAACAACCCCCGAACCATAAGATTGACGTAACTACCTTCCTTGGATGCGTTCCCTACTCTCGATTCGCTTTTGTTTCGATTGTTGGCGTTTCTGTCGGCGGTATAAGACTTGCCACCGTAAACAGCGAAGATACTATCTTCGGCAGTTGCCTCACGCAAACCAATCATCGTATCGATCATTCCCGGTACGTTAAAATCGACGAATGCGAATGCAACATGGTTTACAACGTAACTTGACAGAATTGTCGTCTCCTTAGCGGTAAGCAATTCCGCACGAACTTTACGAACTTCCGATGCTTCCGTTGTTCGTGGTCCTTTGCAGTAGTCTGCAAAAATTGCTTGCAATCCTTCAATAGTCGATACAGTAGAAATTGTCATAATACTAGGCTTTCCTAAAAACATGGTTGAAAAACAAAACTCAACGACATTGTTGAGTTTTGAAACCATCAAACAACCGCTAGATCGAATGATAGTGATACAATTGAAACCGCAATTGTGACGGATTAGTTAACACTATTTGTCAAAATTCTTTCCATATCGTTTAGCAGGTGGAAGTGCGAATATGGGGGAATCGACCAAGTGCCGAATTGAATTTGTCGCTTGTATCGTGTTGATTCAATTTCATCGTTCTACTTTCGTTTCGCGTTTTGTTCTGTCCACACAATGCTAACCGATAAACTGATCGGATAGTTAACAACTTGAAACAACAATTTTGGAAAATACTTCGTTCGCCAAAATTCTTCATGCGAGAATAACGGAGTTGCACGCGACGCAACTATCATACCAAAACTCTGTTGAATTGTTTACTATTGAAAAATTCATCGGTTGAAAACTGTACTGTTGAATCTTGAAAGGGTTGAATTTTGAAAGGAAAGAGTTGGTTGAAAGGTTCAACACAAGCGGTCGATAGAATCAGCCATACGTTCCAGGTGTGTACGTGTTTAGAAAATCTCTGGGTTTTTTGTGTAAAGCAAAAGCTGGGTTTTTTGTGTGTGAGAAATTTGTCTGGGTTTTTTGCTAGAGAAGAATAAAGAAACTATCGGTACGATAGGAGTTTTATTCAAGAAGCAACACGGTAAGAATGTCTGGGGAACACTCAGGTTCATGCGTGTTAGAAATTTGTCTGGGTTTTTTGTGCATCAAAAATAAGGACGGTTTTTGGATACGAACGTAGTAAGTACCAAAAACAAAAGGTAGATTAACTTGTCGGTGAGGACCATTCACCCGTAAAGAGGAAAGCTGCTCTTTACTAACAAGTTAACCTACCATAGACAATGAACAATCTTCCTCAAATACAACTTGGACGTTGGAAGGAAGATTGTTGAGTAGTGTTTCGAGTTGATTTCCATTGATTGTTTGAGAACGAAAGCCTTGAACTACTTCGAATGTATCGTTTCCTAGATCGATGATTGTTAGCATGATAATCTCATTTTGTGGGTAAGGAAGTTGTATCTTGGTACGATACTAAACTTTTGCGGTCACAATAAGATTATTACAATCTAGCGAACAAAGTAAATGGGACGATACAAAGAATTTTCAAAAAGTCTAAAAGAGTCTTTTGTTGTATCATAAAAAGATACTAACTCGCTTTTGCCTTAACCCTCTCTGTTTCCAAAATAGCGGTTTAATATCATGGTACGATACAAGATTTTGGCGACAACCGGAAACTACACCCCTAATCAGTCGCTAGATCAGCAAATTGGCACCATAGGCGAACGCTAGGGGGTTTCTTGACTATTCGTATGGTATGTCGCCGCGATGCGTTATAGGTCAAATGTCGATTTCTAGCATATCGTATCACGATACAAAAATCAAGCGGATTTGTATCTCAATATGATACAAAGTTGTATGTTGTTAGTCAACTCTAATCGGTTGTTATCAACCCTTCTCTTTCCTGGGGAAGTTGGTTATCTAGCATCCATGATGTTATCAGTACACTCTCAACTATTGCAGCAATTCCCATACGAGTAATGTTGATTCGGTTGATTAGTGCTGCTTCATCTAACCACTGGACTATTGTTGAGAAGTTAGCTTGACAACCAGCCACACCCCAAGCATCCATCAATTGGGAACGATGTTCACAGTCACAGTCTGGTGGTGTTTCTATGAACCAAGCAAGCAATCTTTTTAGTCGAGTACCAGGACCATAACCTTTATACAATGGAGGTTTTCCTTGCTTGACTAAAAGTTCACTACTCTTTGCTCGTGTAAAATCATTCAGGGTTTTTGGTGGTGAACATTTATTACAGTTCTTGCAGTCTTGTTCCGTTGGGTAGACATGTTGGTTAGTTAGTTGATACATAACCAAGCATATGCCTTCGTCTTTGTTATTACATTCCATATAACACATTCGGCTGACGATTAAGACCACAAAAAGAAAAAGCCAACCCACTACAGGCCGTCTACGGTGAACGACTACAATCCAGCTGTAGAATAACAGAAAATGATACAAGCTACTCAAGCCAACCAGGTCTCCATGAGTTCATTATTTTACCAAGAACTTCATCGGATAGTTTAGTATTGCCTGATGCTAGTTCAGCTATAACTTCTACTCTTAGTTCTGCTGGATGACAACCGTTAACATGATTGCAGTAACTGGTTGATAGATTTCTGTACCATTGTTTCCAAGGGAATCCATTGTTCCATGTTTCTGGGAGTGTAACAACATTAGCATTGTTTAGCATTAGTGCTTGGGTATGCCAGTGTTGTTCTGCACACCATACGTTAGGAACTCTCATCGGTGGTGGGTAGTAACACTCAATAGCATTACGAGGAGCTACTACTACTCCACTGTTCCAACAAGCAGGTATTCTAGTTTCTTCTACACCCCAATACCGTTGACATAGACGGAACTCAGAGACAAACCAATCTGTGTTTTCCATAACAGCTAGGTCATCTACGAGACCCCAACTTCCTGGGGGGACAGAATCAAATATATTTGGTGCTATTGGATTAACTATGACGTCAGTGTCTAACCATAAAGTTTGTTCCCATAAGTGAGCTATTTGACTGTAAGCATACTTATTACCACACTTGTGTGTTTGTTTTGATATCTTAGATATGACTACGAAATCAGCTTCGCAATTCTCTGCGTACAAACGCATACGGTTTTCGGTGTATTTGAATTCGGCTCTCGATTTTTCATCAGGAACCAAAACTAGCACAGCCCTAGATTTTGTAGGGGTAGGAATAGGACTGAGTATCTTAGGACGAATAAGCTGTACTAGCTTCTCGGTATCGTCTCCTGATGTAATTGCCTCGGCGTCCAAAACACCGTATTCGACTCTGTCTAGTTTTCTATTTACAAAATTATGACCTCTTACCGAATACTCAAACCAATTTTCGTATTCTGGAGGATTGTCTCTAATCCATTCTTCAAAAGAAAACTGACAACTGCAAAATTTAGGTATCCTAGAAAGCCAATCTTTGATCCAACTTAAAGAGGGGTCTTTTTTACAATGCCATTCTTTCCACAGATTATTGAACAGTTGTCTATGATCAACATTTTCTCGTCTTAAAAACTGATTTTTTTCTGTGTCGGTTTTTGATTTCGGATTAACGATGTAAATTTTCATTTTGTATTAAAGAGGAAAAAATAGAGTGATCGGGATATGAAGGCATAATTCGATATCTTCGTAAGATACGCACTCAGTATCTACCGTTTTGCTGATATCGTTAGTGTCTAACTGTCTTTTACCGCAACTACCAAAAAAATCCGTTAAACGAGGGTTAATTCTGCTTACATCACCGTTAATAGTGTATACTGTACGACTATAATTACACCATTGACCGTTAAACCTTACGCTGTAATTGTCTGTTAGAGCGACATAAGGAGGAGCTGGTACGCTCTCGACGACTCCCGTTTTTCTTAAAGCCGATGGAACGCTTGAGCCAGATAAGGACAACGCCATCTGGCTTTACTTCCCACGTTACAAACCACTCCCATACAACGCACTAGGACTTGTCTAACATGGCAGCAGAAATACAAATCACAGCAGGAATCAGCGTTCGCAAGGGCAATCTATCGTTCGAGGTGCCATCGACGACCTATTCCGTTGACATGACCGGAACTGGTGGACCGACACCAGGATTCATCAGCGTTGGAACGACTGAAGAAAGCACAAGCTTTTCAGAACTGACAACCGAGGGATTCTTCCGTTTTGGGTTCTCAATGTACTTTTTCATGGATCGATGGGAGGGAAGTACAAAGCAATCGCAGTTTGAAGGCACAACTCCTGATCTTCAAGCGAAACACATTCCGTGTCTAGCGTTCTGGCCGCTTGGTGCATACACAGTTTGCGTTTTCCGCAAGTTGAATAATACAATTCACCTATTGACCCTGTAAGTCGTGGAGGAGGGTCGTTATCTATTGGGTATGGAGAAAAATACGTTCGGCTGTAGGTGCAGTCCTGGCCGTTAAATCTTGCTATAAAAACATCTGTATGTTCGTACATCGTTGTAGTCGAACAAATTGGGAATATTCCAAGGAAGTCCTCACCCTCAGATGCTGAACCAACAACACAAAGCCCATCGCAATTTGTCGCGCAAAACTTAATTGATTCGCAAGGTTCAAAACACCCATCTATGTTAAACTCATTATCGTCTGGGATGCTGTCGAAAATTTTGTTTGACCAAAATTCTCCGTGTTCTGGCGCGACCCAATAACCCACCCAGTAAGCTGGATCGTCCCAGTCAGGGGTGTAGCCGAGCGTTAGTGTAAAATCAACAGTGTTTGTTGCAACATCTGTTATTGTAGCTGAATATGTCCCGTAGTCTTGGATTGCTATCGCGCCTTTGTAGAGGATGTAATTACGAGTTGACACTATGATCTTTTCTGCCGGTTCCGCACTAGGGCACGTTATTCTGATCTTTTGAATATATACATCAACATATTGCAATTCGTAAAGCAAACCAAGTCTTTCGACCGAGTAAAAGTAAGATTCTCCTGTTGAGCTTTTGCAGTCGAACTGATTTGGGCAAACGAAAAAGTTATTCTCTACCTCGCGATAAATTTCTGTAAATGTTTCGTGCCAGGTCGATCTCTTCAAGTCTGTACTAATTACTTGTCTCGGTGGTAAAACAATGTAATCATATCTTCTAACAAAACAACAATCAGATAAAGCTACCCATCCTCCGTCAGGCTCCATTCCTTCGATTTCGATATTAGGTAGTTCTTCTAATTTTAATTTGCAACAGCAATCACAGAATATCTTTGTCATGGACAAATCTCCAATACTTCCCAAATACCACAAGTTGGTAGTAAGAATACGTTTCGGTCTATAGGAACACCACCGATGTTAGAAACACAAGGCATTTGTATTTCTGGGGTAGCCACTATACTGCTGTAGAGCATAGTCGGTATTTGCAACTTTACTAGCCCAGGAACACCAGAAACTAGGGGAGCGGTAAATGTCCGTCCTTTAAGAATCTGTTGAGTTTGACTGAGAACAACAATACTATAAGGTTTAGCTGGTTGATTGATTACTGTAGCTCTACCGTTGAAACCAAAATAAACGTATCTATCATACAAGTCAATGTATTGTAGATAGTTATTTGCTGTAGGTAATGTAAGGTTATCGGTATATAACTGACTAACACCAGAAATTAGTACAGGTGCTGACTTTGTTGTGGTAATCCAATCTTGAGCAATCCCCCAGATAAAACCGTATTTACCGGTTTCGGTGTAGTGATAACCTTTAGCCATTAACTGTCCTGGATTATATGGAGAACTGTCAGGAGTAAAGAATGGTTCACCCCAGAACTTTACAATATCGTAAGGACGAACTTCAGCAACACTCGCATCTGAGGCTAGCATTGTGTTTATACAAACATTAGAACTAAATGTACCAACAGAACTTTGAGTCGATACTCTAGGTTTTGGTGCAATGAGTGAGTTAAGGTTATCACGAGTAAGAACATCTTTACGACGATCACCTGGGTTAATTCTTTTCATAATAGAAATTCTCGAAAGTCTAAAATAAAGGTTCTTGGTGGCATAAATATCTTACGAATATCGGGTACACGAATCTTCGTTTTACTGCTTACATCAATCTGTTGTTTGTAGACATAATCAACGATAGCCCAACCACTATGAACACCAGCACCAAGACCGTACCATGTTGTTGCTGTATCTGGAAAGTCTACGTCTCTAATTTGATCGAACTGATTAGTTGTATCTACTACAGTTAAACCATTAGGGAGTGTTTTATAGACATCTACAAGTGGAGCTGTTATAGCAAATGACGATAATGCTTGTTTGAACTTAATGTTTGGTTTGACTTCAAACTTAAGACTAACAGGAACATTTTTGTAAACATCACCACTAGCACCAGCACCAACACAACGGACAGACCAGGGAGCAAAACCAAAGAAAGGTACACCGTTTAATGCTGTAACCATCTTAGCCAACCTACGGGTGTAGGCATAGGTTAATTTAGTTGGTGGCATGTACTGTGTGATTTCAAAACTAAAAGCTCTTACAGGATACTCTGATCCTTTAATTTCACTTTCAGTTTCACCAATGTAAGCTACGCCATTTACAGCGTAAGGATATCCACTTGTGTTACCTACTCGTCGTTGTGCTTCGATTAGATTACCTGTTTGACACGGTTCGTAGTTAACTGAACAATCAAAACTTACTTGAGTAAACTCAGTACTGTTAGCTTCACCAGCAGATGGTCCTGTTTCTGGACCACCACCACCATATTTTTGACCGTTGTCTGGAAGAACTTCATAGCTAATGTCGATCTTCCATGTTTTCCAATTTAACTGTTCACCATCAAGTGTAGCAGCGTATAGAATAACATAGTCAAAGTAACCACTACCGATAGCGAATCTATAGGTTAGTGGTACAGTACTCCAAAAGAATGGTATTAAGTATTGTTGCATGACTTCATCGTCATAGATCAACTTACTCCCTAAGTCTCCTGGGAGAGTATCTTCAGTAGCGTAGTTGAGGAAATCTTCTGACTGTATAATGAAACTAATCTTTTTAGTTACACTACCTTGACCGATAGAAAATCCTCTTGACTCTTTAGCTATTTCAATCCAATCAACGTTCATAATTTACCTTTTCAATTTCTTGTGCAATATCTTCTAGAAAAGCCTGTCGTTCTTCTTTGTTGTAGAAGCCGTACTTTTCTTTAATAAATTCAATTGCTTTGACTCGGTCAACTCTAACGATACTTTGATCGCCAGAGAATATTTGTGTTGGTGGAACTTGACCAGCACTAAAGATAGATTCCCATTCACTCTTAAAAAAGGTTACAAACTCTTGTTTCTGCTTAGAAAGCATACATAAGAGATTGTAAACTTCTTGTGTTTCTCTGTCTTTCATACCTTTTCCTGGGTGGTATAGGTTGGTTACATACTTAGTGACATTAGATGAGAATTACATACCCTGTGTTTTGACTACACTGATGAGTTGGTCTAGCTTCTTGTTAGTTGTTTGTTGTTCTTCTAGTTGTGTTGAAGTATCTTTCAATGCTTTATTGTTTACATTTTGGATACTAGAAACAACATTGTCTAGTTTGAACTGGAACATCTTTGCTGCTTCGCTAATTCCTCCCGCTCCTGGGGTGGTGCCTCGACGTGTTCCTTGTTGCATTTGTTCCGAAGCTAACAGGTCTTGTTGAGCTTGACGTTGTGCAGCACCTTGAGCTAAAACTTGTTCAATATATGCAGACGATTCTAATAATCTTCTAGAAGTCTGTTCTGAACGTGAGTTAGCTTTCGATTTCTCAAGAGTAGCTACAGTAGATAATTCTTCTGCACTTGTTTTTAGTGCGTCAACAATCTCTTTCTGTTGCTTGTCTCCACCTTGTTTAATTGCAAACAGAGCATCATTACGTCTACCTTGAGCAGCGTAGTTATCTGTTTCTGCTTCTATTCTAATCTTTTCACCAGCTTTACCCATTCCTGGGATGGAACCAATGATGTCAGCAAACGCGAGTTTAAGATTAACAATAAAGTTATCTGTCCAGTACTGTAGTTTAACAAACAAGCTAGAAATAAAGTTGATTGCTGCGATAATACCAGTAGCAATACCAGTAACGACAGCGGCGATACTTCCTCCACCACCAGTGAAGAGTTCGGCAATAGGACCAAGCTTTTCGGTTAAGCTACCAAACAACATACCGAAGTTTTGTACAATTCCTTCGAATAAGGCAGCACCTATGTTTTTCACAATAACCCAGATTTGGTTAAAGAAATTCCAAATGTGCATTGTCTTTTCTAGGAATGCGTTCCATGCAGCAGTTAATTGGTTTTGAATGATGTCAACTAAACCACTAAAACCGGCAGCTAGTGCTTGCATACCAAGCTCACCGTTACCGTCTTGGAATGCTTGGAAAGCTAAAGTAAATACTTTGATGGCAGGACCGGCATAGTTTGCTATCTTACCTAGTTCACCAAAAGCTGAACCAAGACCATCACCGAGAGCTTTGAATGCGTTGGCGATAACTGGAATTCTGTTACCGAATAGTAACAGAGCATTGATTGCAAGACCAACAAAGTTCCAAGAAAATACAAATCTACTAACCGACATAGTTAGTCTTGTAAAAGACACAGCTAAAGTAGCTACAGTTTTTGCACCTGATGCGATTCCTGTAAATATTTTAGCAAAGGATGCCCCACCAAATAAAGCTCTACCAAATGAAGCACTACGCAAAGCTGTTCCAGCTCTTGAAATTCGAGCCGCACTTGCTGCTCCCTGGGCGGTAGATCGAGAAATAATTGCAGTTCTTTTTATGCTATTTGTAAAGTTAATTCTTTCAGCAACACCAATTTGATCTACAACCCTTTTTGCCCTACCTGCGTAGGTTGTCGATAGCTTAGTAGCTTTAAGGGATGCATTTTTAATAGCAGCAACACGTTTCTCAGCAGCGGCAATTCTTTCAGCAACTCTTGCTTGCTTACCAGATTCAGTACTAATAAAGTTATCGAGCTGCATCCGTCGTTTGTTTCTTTCGATCTGAGCTGTTCTTTCTTTTTTCTGAGCAGGAGTCTTTTTTCTCATGTTTTCAGGTGCTATTGCTTCTTCTGCACCTAAATTAAATCGTTCGTGTCTGGCATTCATCATTGCCATTTCTCTAGCTTTGGTCGCATTTGCGGCTCTGGATTTGAGTGTATCTAATCCTTGTTGTGCATCTTTAGCTTTTTGATCTAATCTTACACCTTCTCGTTTGTAATGAATTGAAGCTTTTTGATACTCAACAGTTTTACCGATTCTTTCAGCTTCTTTAACAGGAGTGTCAACCACTTTGTCTAAAGCTAGTTTGTTCTTGCGAACTTGTTGTTCACTAAGAATTTTTTCTAGCTTAATCTGTGATTGAATTTCTCTACGTTCTGCTCTTGCTGTTAAGATACGACTTATTACACCAGGGCCTTTAGCTTTTTGAACTTGTTCTGGTGAAAGCATTCCTGCTTTAATACCAGCAGATAACATCGATTGTTTGGCTTCGGCAAGTCTCTGTACTTTTGGGCCAGCCATAACTTTAGCTGTTGCTTTGGCTTGTGATTCAGCAGTTTTCTTTGCAGCAGCAGTAGCTAATGCTTTATCTACTGAAAGTTGTGCACGAAGAACAGCTTCTTGCGACTTTCTGTATGCAGCTAGTTTCCCGGCTTTTACAGCAGATGAGGCTTTAATTCCTTGCTGTATTTGAGAAAACGTTCCTGTAACAGAACCACCAAGAAATTGGACCCCTTTAACTAAAGGTGATAGTAGTCGAAGAACTTGGACTACTCTGTTAAGGGCAAAAGACAGACCTAAGGCTCCTACAGCGGTCGCTGCTAGTATTCCTGGGGAGAGGATCAATAAGGCGATGAATCCTTTGTGTTGGTCGACTACGTTCTTTAGTCGTTCAACTAAGATTGTGGTGAAGTTTAAGAAGGCTTTGCCTGAGTCTTTGAAAACATAACCTACAGCTATATTTAAGGCTTCGAATGCACTGGTCGTTCTACGGAGTGCACCACCTAAACCAGATTCCATTGTTGCTGCTGCAAGTTGTGATTCATTGCCGGCACCAGCAATCTCTTTGATGAATCGTGCTACATTTTCCATTTCTTGAATGGATGAAACAAATCGAGCACCACGAATGTTAAAGATGTCTTGGAACAATTTAACTTTCGAAATGACATCCATTTTGTTCGTGAGTTGAGTTAAACTCTTAAACGTAGCGGCGAAGTCTAACTTTTTTGTTCCATCTTCTGCAATCTCAAAGAACATTTGAAATGATGGAAGCTGTGCTTGCAATTGTTCTAGGTTGTTAACTAAGTTTTGTAGAGCAGTACCCATAGAAGTACCAGCAAGACTAGCCTTAAGACCAGACTCGGATGCTTGAACAAGAAAACCTAAAACTGTTGCAAGACTACCACCTAAGTTGTTAGCTGTACCACCAACATACTTTAAGGATTCTCTAAGGTCTTGGATTTCGACTGTACCAAGACGAGTAGCTTTAACGAACATAGATGAAATGTAGTTAACCTTTTGCATTCGTTGTTCATAACTGTCGTCTTTGCTAAACAGATTAAATGTACGAATAGCGTTAGCCATTAAGTCTCCGGCTTCTCCCAGGGAATAGCCCGTTCCTCTAGCTAGGTCAAGAACACCTTTAAGACTTCCTTTGAGTTCGTCTGTTGTAAAGCCAGCTTGTGCTAAAGCAATAGCAGCATCAGCTACTTCTGCGGAAGTGTAGCTAGTAACCATACCAAGATCGATAATTGTTTTGGTTAGGTCTTTGATAACCATGTCTTGCTTTTTGGAAGCAATACCAAAATAACCCAACTTCGCAGTTAGGTTAAGAATTTTATCTTCAAAACTAATGAAGTTGTTGACAATACCTTTAACAGCAAAACCAGAAAGAAAAGCTCCACCTGCGGCGTTGGTACCAAGGTTACTCAATCCTTTAGAGATTTGAGTGATTCTATTAGTAATGCCCCTAAAACTAGCTGATGCTTTATCAACAACATCGACTAGAATTACTGCTTTACCTGCTTGAATACTACTTCTTGTCATGACTTTTCTTCTTGTTCGTTAGTAAAATTGATTGTTCCTTTTTTCCTTACATAGTCAGCTAGTAAAGATGCTAAAGAAGTACAAACCATAAGAACAATATCTTTTGTAACAAATCCTGTGCTATACAAAAATGTACAGCACATAAAGATTGTTATAGTAATTAACAGTTGGCTAAGTAGAGACCAAATTGGATGATTTGGATCATGAATACTCATTTTTTATCATAACCTCCTTTTTGTATAAGACGATTTACAACACCCTCAAGCTGAGCTTTCTCATTTCCTGGGGTGTCGATCTTAGGTAGCATGTCTGGGTTTTGTGCAGAACATGCCCAATTGGTTTTGTCTCTATTGGTAGCTGTGGTTTCTATGTCAAGAATTTCACCAATAGTTAACTGGTCGACGTTGATTCCTCTTGAGAGGCATCTAATGACGAGTTCGTTGAGATCACGGAGTCTAGATCGAAACGTCTCAGGTCCTTCTTTAGTCTTCCCCAACTTTGGACGAGAATCTCCTTTAGTTGGGGACTGGAAAAAAGAACAACCGCAGCCCATACAGCTTCTCTGAATGGATCAAGTGCTGCTGCTGTTTCTAGTTTCTCGTAAAGCTTTTCTTTGTCTCCTTGAAACTTATCTTCAATGAAGAACCAAAGAAGATTGATCGTGAACTCGTTGTCCATAATCAACCGCATCATTGCTTTCTCTGTCTTTTGTTCATCCATAAACAGAGTGATGATGTTCCAGTCAAACTTGTCGGCTATCTTATAACCTAACATCCAATTGAGTTTAACTGTAAAGATTTGTTCACCGATCTTAAATGTCGGCCATTCAATGATTGTTGCCATGATTCTCTGGGTGTTGGAATATTAGAATACTTAGACTGTGTTACTGTAACACGATCTTTCTTAAAACTATCTTTATGTATTGCTGGAATTGTAAGAGTAGACAAAAAGAAACCTACACCTACTAAAACAGCCCAGCTCTGTCTATTCGGTGTAGGTTTCTTAGATTGAAACACCAGCTAGTGGTGTGGTATTGTAAAGATAAATTTGTGTTTAGCTAGTAGGTGGGTCTACAGGCTTGCACTAGTTTGCTGGATCAACAGGCTTTACAACCGGTGACTTAACAACTACCGGAGCAGATGCTACAGCAGCAGGAGCTACAGGTGTGGTTCGTGTGATGAACGATGGATGGTCTTTGAACTCAGAAGTTGTGTTCTTCATGAATCGTGGAGTCATGTATTTATGGTCCTTTGTCAAAGGATCATTACCAATGATTTCACGGAACGCAGCCAACAAAGAACGAACATCAAAACCACCAAAACCTTTTGGTTCGATAGCTAGTCGTCGAGCAGCAGGACTTGGATTCTCTGGTAGAGGAACTACAACTTCAACCAAGTTGGACAACATAGCATCGACTTCGTCAACACTAAGTAGTTGAATAACAGGTCCGATGTCTGTGTACATGTACAAGTCATCTTCTCCTGGGGAAGGTTCTGTGTTGTATGCTCCACGCATCGCTGCACTAGCTACAATACGTTCAGCTAGAGTTGGTTCAGCAGATAAGCCTTGACCAATTCGAGCACCTAGACTGAGTGTCCATACACCTGGGTCGTAAGTAGCTGCTGTATTGGCAACGGCTACTTGTATAGGCTGAATACGACAACCAGCACGAACACAAGCAGCAGGACGTAGTTTGAACTGAGAACCAAGAGCACCACCTTGTGGACCTGCTTTGGTACGATCAAAGTTACGCATCTTACCTTTAACACCAACTGCACCAACAGTCGAGATTCGTTGAGTCAATGCAAGAATGTTACGGGCATAAGATTCGTAACGCATCGACTCAAGGTAACGCCAACCATCGTATTGTGTATCGAGGATCAATTCACCAGAAACTTCTAGTTCTGGCATCGATTCCATATATTGTTTGTACTTGATGTCAGGATCACGAGAAGTGCGTTCGTTCTCAGATTCTGTTTCATTAATGTTCATGTCACCTGTTATGGCTTTGTTGAACACCCAAGTTGGGGTAGTACACTGACTACCGCCTGCGTAAGATGGATCATCTGCTGTATCATAGTACAGAGACATCTCATTTCCGTTAGCTTCGCATTGTACAAGTTCTGTACCCATAGTTAATTCCTTACTAAATTGTTAAAAACAAACAAACGGAAATAGATCATTTCCAGTGATACAACCTATCGCTCTGGTACGATTGTTGTTTGACGAACGTGGACGATTGTAACTATAGCAAATCTTCGATTTGTTTTAGTTAAATAGTCGAGCCATTGTAGCTGAGAATCGTCTGTTGATTCTGTTGCCAGCTTGAAGTTGTTTCAGAGTTCTGTGCATGTACGATCGTTCAGGGTATCTCCAAATACCTGTTAGACCGTAGAATGTACCACCGAACTCGTGAATGTGTGGAACAGGTTTATCGAAAAAGTTACTTGTAGGAAATTTAACTGGACCTATGATTGCTCCATTCCTATAAATAGCTGCTTCAATAATGCGTAATCCTCCTCTCGTTTTTGCAAACGGAGGATTCCCTGGGGAGGAAGTTCTTTGGGATACTCTTAGTGTTCTTTTACATGCACCGGCAATGAATAGTGCTGTACTTTGTAAACCAGCTTTCTTTGCTTTGTCTTTTGTGTAGTCAAACTTCTGTAAGTAGAAGTATCCTTTGAATAGAAACTTGAACACACTAGCACCTGATTGTGTCGTATTGGTAATCTGTTACACACATAAACACTCGTTCATTTAGTTTCAGATCAAGTGGTTCTTCTGCTTCTGCGTTGGTGAGTCTATAACCAAAGTTTGTTGTGATTATATGACGTTCAAGTTCTTCTCTTAGATTAAGAATCTTTTTTATCTCAGCCCAGGAAGAAACATCCCCCTCAGCAATCTCTGTGAATGGTGTCACAATGATTGATGAAATGACTAAAGACTTAGAGAAGTGTCTGATTGGTTGACCACCACGATTGCCTGTTATTACACTTAAGTCATACTTAGGAACAATAGGCATGATGAAGATTTTTCGTGTCTTGCACTTTATAACTTCATCTGGATCGAGTGTGTTAACTATTGGAAAGTCAACTGTATCACCAATCACTGTGTTGGGCTTAATTAGCCCCCATTTTTCTGAGGGAAGACCAACTAAGTAGTTCTTGATAGTTTCAGCTAAGTCAGCTAACATAATAACCTATTCCAAAACCAATAAAGAATACGATAGTAAGTACAATGATTGTTAAGTAGTAGATTGGTTTGTCGATTTTAACTAACATTCTAGTAACTTACAGGTGATTAGTGTTCGGTAGTTGTACTGTTCTTCTGGTGACCGGATTCCTTCGTTGTCTATTACAACTTCGAAGGTTCGTTTACCTTGAATGATTTTTGTACCACGAATAATCTGTACTTGTTTTTCTTCTAACTGTTTGGTTGGAATTAAAACTTTGTACTTGTTTGAAGTGATTTTAACACCAGAACTATTAAACACGGGAGCGGCAGCCACAAGTGTACCTCGAACTTTAATCTTCGAAGTACCTATGTACAAATCTTCATCAGTGTGGTTTTCCATCTTTTTGTTTAGATGTACTATTGCTGCTTCTAGTCTGTTCATAGTAGTTCTTGTGTAAGAGGTTAGTGTAGGATTTACACCTACAGGAATTCTGTGTCTAGTTAGAACACAATTTACCTATCTATAGATTATAGACTGAACTAATGTTCCTAACCGAAAAGATTATGTCGGAATTGCACTAACAACTTCATCTATCGCGTTAACAGGTAGACTCATCAGAGAGTATTTATTATTACGATTATGAACTAATCTTCGGTGGTTGAAGAACCTAACCGTTAAGTGCACCAAGCTTAAAGTTAGTCTCAGAAGGCAGTCTGCTTGAAGGGAGTTGAACCCTCATCTACTGAGATAGGATTAGCTAGTCAGTTGCTTTACCGTTAAGCTACAAGCATAGTCAGATCAAGTCTAACAGGTAACATTTAGTAGTGTGCCATAGGCAGAATGAATTTATTAGTTGAGAACTAATTAAAGGCAGGTACAGTACCAATCGCAACGGCTGCGGCTTCTTGGTTAACAACTCGAACATACATGTCACCAGCAGCAGCACAGATTGACTTGTTTGAACCGTCAACACGAGCAGGGATACGACCGTCAGTTGATGCACGACCAAGCAAGAAACCGTTTGTTGGAACAGTACGAACCGCACCACCAACACCGGCAACAACTGTAGTTACGTCATAAGACCACCACACTTGATCGTTGGCAAGGATGTTTGCAGCAAGAGCCGGATCAACACGGAAGTCAGCAACCCAGTCAAGGATAACTTCACCGGTTTCGTTTGGAAGAATAACAGCAGCACAAAGACCAATACGATCACCGATCAAGACCGGTTCTCCCTGGAGGAGAGTGCTACCTGTCTTGTTGTAGTAACGTACTTGTAGCTCACCTGCGTGTCGGATTACAGCTGGTGGGCTGTAGCTTTCCAACATTTGAGGTTGTGCATTTCGAATGGGAGTTGACACTGGCATAGAACAGATTCCTTATGGAAGGTTGTGTTTTAGAAAGGTTTTAGCTTAACTGTTTGACCAGCTAGCTTGTGAGTACTGTCAGTAAGAAATGAAATGTTTCCATTTCTTATAAAACTATGACAAACACCATTGTGCACTAATTGGTTGTCTATATAGTTTGGTAGGTGAGTAACAAGTAGGCTAGGAGAAACCGTCGGAGAATCCATGTTACCATCGAAACTCCAACGGTCATTCCAACCATGACAACAGTTGCATCCAGGACAGAAGATTAAATACTTTGCACTATTCTGTCCTGGATTGGCTACTGTGTGAACTACTCTCTTTACGTCTTGTAAAGATAAATCTTTACTAGATTCCAAGCTGCTGTTATCGCAACGAATCGAAGATGAATCTCCGATACATTTTGATGAGTTATGCTCGGTATCGACCGATTGCGAGTCGTTCTCGTTCGTTGATTTCAACATCCCAATAACCTCGTACTCCGAAGCCGAGCATGTTTTCAGGAAGTTCAACTGTTTCAACAGTCGGACGTTTCTGACCACGCAAGTAAGTAATGCTGTAAGGGCTGAATTGCTTAGCCTTAGGCCATAGCATCCAAGTACCGGAGCTAACAAACGGACCTGCACCAAACAAGCTGGTGTTAGCCATTTGATTGAACTTTTCCAAGTCCATCTTGTTGAACCAGTAGTTCTTGTCACCGGTCTTGGTGTTAGCTGTAGTATCGTTAACAATACGATCTTGCTTGATGATGTCCCAAGCAGTTTCTTCGAGTTCGATTGAAGTCAAAAGAATCCATCGATCTTCGATCAATTGAACAAGGTTCTTGCCTCGGTCTTCGTTGTATGTTCGAAGATCGTTGTAGGCTGTGCTCAAGTTTGCTCGGGTAAGAGCAAAGCTAGTACGGCTGTTGTCTGTGTTAACCCAGAAGGTGCTGGCAGCAGAAGCTTGTACAAGCATCTTGAAACCAAGCTTGATGTCAGGCACAACCATTGCACCTTCAACCATAGCCATCAACAGTTCAGAGATAACGTCGAGTTCATCATTGATGACAACTTCCCGTGGGAAGATAGCCAACTGACCGACAGTATCGAGAACGGTTGTATAAGCTTTTTCAGTACCAAACTGAGTCATTGGAAGCTTACCTCCATTGGCCTTAAGCTGTTCCCAAATTTCTCCCCCACCTGGACGGATACGTTGAGTAGGCTTGAAGTTTTGGTTAGATTCTTCCTTGAGGAATCGAGTAGCAAACGGTGGTTGTAGTGCCCATCGTTCTTCAAGTTTGAACTCGCTAACACGCTTGAACATGTTAGGCATATCGATTGCACTTACCGAGGTATTTTTGATACCGATCAAGCTTCGTCGATTGCTGTTCTTGATTTCGTCCATCATGTACTCAACGTCGGAGAAACCGGTGAATCGTTTCTGTCCTTCGTTGTTGTTGGCGATGTTGACCATCGACTCGATAAAACTCCAACGTACTTGGGAGTTAGCATTATCGATCAGTTTACGATCATAACCTTTCTTCTCCAAAGTTTCTGGGGTAACACCGAACGATAGTGCGAAGTTGATTTCGATGTTCTGTGTAGCAGAGCTAGCAGTCGAACTATCTTTCATTGCAGGAACTTTAGCAAGACCGTTTTCCCATCGATGAAGCTTGATAGCTTGTTCGATTTCGTCAGTGGTCTTACCTTGTGCCAAACCATTCTCGATGATGTCCATGTTTTCACTGTAGATAGACATCAACTTGCTCAACTTGAACTGTTCCAACAAAGCATTGCCTCGTGGAATAGACAGTTGTTGTTGACCAGGATTCGGTGCAACTGGCGGCGTTGGTTGTTGAATCGGAGGAACTACCGGTGGAGTTGAATTCTGCAAAGGTGCAGGAGTTGAACCCAAAGGCAAACCAGAAGGACTTACTGGTGGGTTAGCATTCTGTAGAGGAGCAGGACTTCCTACAGGCGGAGTACCTCCTTCTCCTGGGGGAGTACTGTTGTTGATTCTTGTGGCACTGTTCTTTAGCATAATTGCTGCTGCTCCATTGAGTAAAGTAAAAGAAGTTGAGTTGTCCCTACCTGACATTGTTATGGTCATTTCTTCCATAAACGATCGATTACAAATGTAGCAGGGACCTACTACATTTCTACCATTGACGAGACGTGTCTGTCCTTTTGCAAGGAATTCAATGTCTTCATCATTTTCTACACGCAGACCCATGCTGGCTTGGAATGGGAACCCATTGTCTAGTGCTTCGATAACCTTTGAACGAGCTTCACTGGGAAAGGAAGGAACTCCTTCACCTGATAGCTGTGTGGTTGTTTTTGTTACTGTGGTTGTATGACCAAGCGGTGTCCAGTGTTCGTAAAGAATAGGTACTTTGCTAAGGTAGGTAATACCGGCAATGTTGTAGTACATGTCGTACTGCATACCGTAGTCTCGAAGCTTGACAGGACCACCGTTGTATCCTTCAAAAGCTAAGAGTCGTTCTTCACCATTCTTTTTACCTGTAGCAGTAGTTGATAGATTGAAGATTGCACCATCAGTAGATGGTTTGAAGTTCATCAATTCATCAACGGTTGGTTCCTGAACTGAGTTATTGATAAGATACTTACCAGGAACACCAAGTGGTTTAGCTGCATTTTGTTTCACAGCTTGTTCGAAGTTAGCAAACTTGTTTGTTGGTTTACTGTTTTTTAACGTCATCAGACGACTCCTGTGGGTCTTGTACTTCGAGGTTACGAATTATTTGAAGAACACTAGGGCTACGATTAACTAGGTAGATATCTACAAGTTCTTCGTAAGTTTTACCTAGGGTTTGAGCTTCACGTTCAATTAACCTTCGAGGATTAACACCTTCTTGGGTATGGTATTGAGTGAGCGTAGTTGCTCCACTGATTAGATCAGTAAACAAACTGTTTGACACCTTCTGTGGGTCAGGGTGTTTGAAAGGACTCTTAAACGACATTGAGTAAGAAAGTTGTTTCTTACGAATGAGTTGTTTAGTTGCTGGACTAAAGTAGTCGGGTACTAATGAGCCACCTTCTAACCACAGCTTAACAATCTTAGAAATAACAGGCATGAAGTCTGTTCGTTCTAAGATTAAGTTTTCTTTCCAAGGACCAAGATCGACTTGACTGCTAGCCATGTTGTAAAGACTACTGTCACCAGTAGCTAAGTTAACCGGCATGTTAATCGATCTTGCTGATGAACCAATCATTAGTCGAAGGTTCTCAGATGTCTCTTGTGAAGTAATACTGTATGGTATTCCTTCCAGTTTTGTTCCAGGTGGTAGTGTAGGAATTGTTCCTGGTTCGAATGGGAATTTACCTTTTGGTAGGTTGATGTTGTTTGCTTGTACTGAGTCTTTACCCCAGATCAGTGGATCGAGTGTAACAGCTAGAGGAATAGCTGCTCTAAACTCTGCTGATCGAATGATACTGTCTAAGTATCGTCTAACGCTAGGTAAAACGCAAAAAGCACTACTGCACTCAGGAATACCAGCAAGGCGTAGTTCATCTTTCTTTTTCCACCACATAATGATGTCATCGATGTCGTATTCTTCACCTGTGTCTAGGTAAATCTTAATTGGTTCCCAGTTCTCGTCATATTCGATTCCTTCGAATATCCGATCTTCGATCGTTCCTCCTGGGGGATTGGCTAGCTTTTCTGACGGTACAACCCGTAAACCTAGCTTAACATCGTTACCTGATCGTTTCTTATATGGAATCAGAATACAGATACCACTTCTGGCTGCTGCTCGTCTTGCTAGTCGAATCTCTGTACCGATTGAATTGTCGTTACAGAACTCCATCCATTTATCTTCAATGTTAGAGTTAACTTCTGGAACTGCTGTTTGACCAACCATAATTGGACAAGGTCCAATGATATGGTTAGATAAAGTGTTTAACATCCCGTGATAGTGTGATCCTTCGATGTCTAACTCCAGTGAAGTTAGGTATAGAATCTTTCTAGCTAGAGGATGTCTAACTAGAAGATTCATTGCCTGCCTAGGAATTTCATTTGCAGGCACATTTCTATAGCCGCTATTCTGGTAGAATAGACTAGCTAGTTTTTTAAGTGGTGCAAATAAATCCATAGTAAGTGTCTAGGTAAAAGAACAGAAGATAAAAACTTGGTTGAGTACCAACGCGTTAGGTAAGGTAAGCTATAGTTTAGAAAGCTATAGTCAACCAAGTGTGTTAGCAATCACAATCGTTTGTAGGACACTTGTGTACACAATGGTATCCTACAGGATGTGCAACAGACGCACCGAATGTATGAAACATCGGAGAGACTGATTTTGATTTCTCATTCAATCTTTCCAATGTGTTTAGATCGTGTTCTGTTGTTTTGATGTCTGGTGTTTCAATTGTCTTAGGACCAATTGTGTCTGCGATTGTTTTGATGTCGTCAGCTAAAGGCATGATTGTTCCTTAAAAGTTATGATAGTAAGAATAACACTACCGTATTACAAAGTAAATAGAACAACCACAATATCCAGAATATGAGTAGTTGTTTAGATTGCTGCATATTTCATGATTGCCGGACCGCTTACAATTAGTCCGTTGTCAGATTGTTTTCGAATCGACCAACGATAATTGCATGGTTGTGTTGTGTAAGTGATTGCTGGAACATTTACATTCAAAGCATTAGTTGCTGAGTTTAGTCCAGTAACCGTTGCTAAGTTAGCACCTAAGTCATTCTCAAGAATAAACTTAAGGTTAACACCACCAAATGTTCCATCGATCAATGTAAACAAAATTGTTTTTGGATCGGAGTTATACAGAACAAGTTCGTTGTCTTGTACTTCATCGTTATCGATGTTAACAAAAGCTTGAGGACAAAGAACAACGGCATCAGGAGCAATTACTTCGCCTATCTGCTCAGCCCAATTTCCTGGGGGAGTTGATCCGATGAATAGTCCCCATTGTTTGGAGATTGTTTCATCGTAAGTTATTGTGTACAATCCTTTGTTTGGTGCAGAGGATTGAGCACAAAGAACTGTAGGACCAGCATCTGTGTCCCAAGTTGCTAAGTTGGGTCTTGGGTGAGCATAGATAACAAGGTCGATTTCTTCTGTAAATGTTTCAGTTATCATACTGTGTCTTTCCACTTACAGGAGAGTTTGTCCATATGCTCTCTAAAATAGTGACGTTCATATGCAAGTTGGTCTTGATATGCTTTACGTTTTTCTTCAAGAGCTTTAATGAATTGAGCTTCTGCTTCTATTCTTTCAGCTTTATGCTCTGCTTGCATTTTAGGAATAGTCACAGTTGTGTGATGTATCACTAACCACACAGCAAAAGCAAGACCACCAAAGTGTGGAATTAACTGTGCCCAACTAGGTAGTAGTACCTCAGCTTGAGCAAAGATTCCTAGTCCCGAAAATAGTAAGGCTAACGTACCTAACAAAAGTTCAACTCCATCTTCTAATAGTCTCATTTTGTTTTCGTGTTCCTAGAGTGTAGATTCAGTAGGTTGGACAGGTTCAGGTTTTGCTTTTTTACGGTTCATCAAAACTTGGTTGATTTGACTAAAGTTTTGATTAAGTAATTCAATCTGTGCCATAACGTCATAAGCTAAAGCTTTGAGTTCTACATCAGACATGTCGTTTAGGTTAATTTCTGTAGCAGCCATGATTTCCTGGGGGAGGTTTTGGGTTAATCTTGAATTCCGTCGAAGTTCTCTACTTCGAATCGGTAACAGTCTCGGCAATGGTTTTCGCCAAATATCATATCGAGCACCTTCATTACCACAAACCAGTTGCATCGATACGATCTACTCGAAAGCATTTCGTAACGCTTCCCATCAAGCAAAGCATTGATTAGGCAACTGGTTGCAACAAATACGGTGTTCATGTTATTTGACTTGCAGCAAAAAATGCTGCATCCATTTGTTCACTAGTCAATCCTAGTGATGCTCCCATTTGTTGCACCAACGGATCATCACGCAGCACTACTAGGCCATATTCCCATCGTACTTGAGCAATCTTTCGAGTTGTCTCATCTGGTATTGCCTGGATCATGCCAGCAACGGTTTCTAGGTCGATACCGTTGGACAGTAGCCAATGTTGGCCCCTAGGTCGAAAGCTAGTGCTGGTGTTATACCCAAGGTGTAATGCTCAAGGATTGCTTGATAGCTGTAACCCAGTCCCTTGAACAATTGCAAACATGACTATCTAGCATATCCTCAGATTCGAAATCAGACGCCATTAAAGCGTTTACGCTTTTAGGTGCAACTGCATAGGCATCTCGCATTGCGTTAGATTGTTGCCAAGGTCTCGTTGCATTCACCCAAGCATAGGCACGCATGAAGTTGCAATCTTGCTGCGTGAAGTTGCCTGCGGTGCCTCCGTTAGTTGCCATAATGTGCGGCTGTCCCAAGTGAGACGGACCCCCGGCCAAGTGCATGAACTCATGGCATAGTAGGCGACATTGTTGGTAGCTACTACCGAAACGGAAGTAACTGCTGATCTGAATGATCCTATTGCCTATGTCGGCTTGCATGACTGCTGCTCGGGAGGTATTGAGCAGCTTAACCCTAGCACTAGCATAATCCGTTTGCCGGACAAACTTGATTGCCCAGTACCGTGACATGCAGTCGAAGTGCCGTTGCACTTCATTAAATCGATAGGTTGGGTTGTACCCAACATTGCGATCAGTTGCTAGTGACCATGTTATTGTTCTCATTCCGGCACCCGATAAGCTTCTTCTCGTGTGGCGTCTCGCATGATTTCGGTGACTTCATCGGCATCGAACACACCCGATTGCAGAACGTAGCCAACGAGTTGCTGGAAGTCTGTCGAATCGAGAATCACCGGCCACTCAACGTGATTCTTTCGGTACAGTTCAATGGTCTTTCCAACTGTCACAAGCTGCGGATTGTCCGAAGTCAACAGCGTCACCATATCTTCTTTTGAAACGCGGCTATAGAACGCTTCACCATCGAGCCAACGCGGGTTGTATGGTCGGTACTGTTCTAGTGATTCAATCGTCGCTTGCAGCGTTGCAATGGTTGCAAGTCGTTGCAGTAAGTCGTTTTCCAACTTGTTTAACGCTTTTTCGTGTTCGGTCTTCAACTCTGCAATAGCTTTAGCATGATCGGCAAGAGCCTTTTGGTTCTCTTTGTATAGCTGGTCATTCGATGCTACCAAAGCATTGCGGCTATTGGTCATTGCTTCTAGTTGTTCTTCGATTGTCATAGTTAAAATGCCCTCTTGACTGATACGTTGTCGATGGTTCCGGTAAATGCTGCCCCGCCCCTAAACAGAATTGTTCTTATTGTGTCCGCAGGGCTTTTGTGATGAAGAAAAGAATATGTACCGCTTCCGTTGATTGTGGTTACTGCGCCTGGGCCTGAACCACTTGAGCCAAGAAATACCTGTACTGATCCACTCGTGAGGGATACGCTAAAACTGATAATGTACGTTCTGCCCAATTCAACGGCAGGAAGGTTTTGTTGAATGTCGCGAAAGGACACCACACCAGTAGCAACAGCAACCCCACCGCTAATGCTCCAACCAACTCCCATGGCCCATCCAGTGCCTACCGAAAAGTCACCATTGGTTACGAGTTCGGGGAAAACAAGTGAGCCAGTGTAGGAAAGTGTTCCGGTGATTGCTACAGCACCTGACGTTACTCCGACAACAGAGACATTTGCAATAGATATAGACGCCCCTCTACCACTTGCGGCGTTCAGAGCACTATCTCCTTGAGACGATTGATAAAATCCCGTATTGGCCGCTGTCTCAGCAAGCGTGCCGTTACGCAAAGCCACATAGGAAATGTCCCAAGATGGGCAATTTAGAACACCTCGAAGCGAACCTCCTGCTGCTTGCAGTAATCGAATACCTTGGTTGGTGACTGTCCCGCTAGCAGTCAAAGCCCCATTGATCGTCTGCCCACCAGCAGTGGTAATGACTTTATTGCCGTTGAAGTCTAAACCGGTATTGTCGGCAGAAAGGAAGTAGTCGCCGTCACCTACAGAATCATAAAGAATTACACCACCAACACGAATCGACATTGATCCACTATCTAGTAGTGCGTAGTCAGCCAAGATACTTTTTACCCACTCAGTGTTAGCAATACGAGTGTTATTGCTATTTGATGGTGCAGTAGGTGAGTATCGAGGTCGTGTTGTTATCATATGTCTTCAAGTACTAAATCGAAGGTTTTGTTTGTTTCTGTTGAACCGGTTTTAATTCTTATCTGTCCTGCCCCTCTTGTGATTTCTGGGGGGATTGGAACCGATATGGATGGTACCACTGTTAGTGAGAATGCTGTCCCATCTTCTTTTCTAGCTGGAAGATAGACCGTAGCATCTATACTTAGTTCGAAAGAGATTGTTGTTGAAACAAGTCCGGCAGGAATGTTTAACCGAGAAAGGAATCTACCTCGACAGTTAACTGAACCCGAAGTTGTGCCTGATGCAATTTCAGCTTGTGTATTGAATGGTCTCATTTGAGGCAATCTTTGCAAAGGGTTTCAGTTAGTGCTTTGATTGCTTCACGGTATTGTGCTTCTGGAATCAAAGCTAGTTCTTTGTCGACCGGTACTCTCCACAAAGAATACCAAGAATTTTTATACAAGTCACTTGGTCTGTTACCAAAAACAATTCCAACTGTATTTTTTACAGCCATTTTTGTTTCAGCTACAGATAAGTTTCTTGTAGCTTCTAAAGCAGACAATAAAGAAGTTCTAAGAGCTTCTGTTGTTGTTGGGTCTTGTAAAGCTTTAAGACCCATTGTCGATGCTTTACGAAGTTCATTGTAAGAAGGATCAACCGGAGTTGGAACAGGAGTCGGTGTTGGAGTAGGTGGAGTAATTATTGGAGTAGTTGGTGGTGGAGTTAAACTCTTAACAACTACTTTATGAAAAGCATACTCGATGTTGGCATTCTTGTCTGCGACAATTAAACCGAACGAGTACGTTCCTGGGGTGGGAATAGAGAAGAAGATGTTCGATGCACAAGATGCTGAACTCGACTTTAGTTCTTCTGGAATGATCCAGACCTTATTGTCTCCTACAGCATCTTCATGAGAAAGAAACAGTAAGGTGCCAGCAAGAACTTCTGTTGGTCCTTTGATGATTGCTTTTGTTTGAGCAAATGTTTGGTTACAGAAAGCAAGCAACAAACTTAGAGATATTACAAAGTTTTTCATGATACACCTGGGATAAGTTATGAACTAAAGAAAGACTAGACTAAAAAGGTATTCTTAGCCTAGCCGATAGTAAAAGCGTAATCGATAAACCGCTTAGACTAAGTTATGAAACTCGTGGAGTGATTGTAGGTTTTACAACTGAAGGAACGTGACTTGAATGTCCGCTCTTGTCTGTATCAAGGACAGTAGAATCTACCATCTTTGGTTGCTTTCTCTTGTCGATCAAGAATTTGATGATTTCAAGAATGATTGGAATGTAGATTGACCAATTTTTGCTCTTTGGGTCGTCTCGAAGAACTTGAATAGATGCTTCGGTGACTTCACCTTCTTCATCTTTGAATGCACCTTCAAGCTTGGTAACGAGGTCTTCGTATTCAAGTTCGGAAAGGATTCCGGTTTGATCGAGGGTAACACCAACTGGATCGAAGCTTGAAATTAAAGTACCGGATAACCACAAGGTGTCTTGTAGTAGCGACATCGATACACCGGAGTTAGGTACTTCTCGGAGTCTACCGATAAGTGCAAACAAGCAAGTGAATTCAAACTTTGGAGGAAATTGTGCTGTGCAGGACATTTTACAAAACTTTCTGGGAAGAAGGAAACTAGACTACAATGTTTTCAATGTTGACGGGTGTTTGGTTTTCGTTGAGAACAACAACAACTTGACCACCACCAAGAACGTAAGCTTCGGCAGAGATTGTTGCTTCTCTACCATTGTACATTACTTTGCTACCGATGTCGTGTTGTTCATTAAATTCATTAGCTCTTTTCCAAGCTAAGAACATTACTTGACTGTACTTCATTTCTGGGATTTTCTGGGGAAGGAGACAAGAAACAGTTATGGCATAAATGGAGGATGTATCTATATGTGCAGCAGGTCAGCAACCATTGCTTTGACAAGATCAAGGCTGTTAGGCATCCCTACACCCCAGAAATCGTCACGACCAGTTGGTCCTTTGTCTGTGCTGTACTTGACAAGAAGGTTTCGAATGTCTTGTAGAGTAAGACGAGCTTTACCTTCTCGTTTGTTACGAGAGTTTAGCAAAGCACAAAGACCAGCAAAGAATGGTGTAGCCATACTTGTACCGGACATTGATCGATAACCATTGGTTGTTGAACAAGAGACAATGTCTTCACCTGGACAACAAACATCTAGTTCACGACCACCGGAAGAAAATCCAGATCGTTGACCGTTTTTGCTGTAAGCACCAATACACAAACCTTCTTGAATGTATCGGCCAGGGAATCCAATTGTATTACGAGTGCCATTGAAACCGGAATTGCCGGCAGCACTAACGACGATGATGCCTTTAGAGACAGCTAGTTCCATAGCTTTTCTCATAGGCTCATATGGAGAACCAGAACCAAGAGACATGCTAATGATGTCAACATCTTGTTCGATTGCCCATAAAATACCGTCAGCAATTCCTTGAGAAGAACCGCTACCGGAGTTGGAAAGAACTTTTCCAACATACAACTTAGCATTAGGAGCTACACCTACGTTGGTACCTAAGACAGTACCTGCACAATGTGTGCCATGAGAATTGCCGTCTCTCCAATTTTCACCACGGATGAAAGATTGAGCAGCGTCGGGTTCAGGTAGTTCATCGTGACTATTCATGCCTGTATCGAGAACAGCAACTTTAGAAAAGTCACCTTTCTCAATTTCATGAATTTGTTGAAACAAATCTTTTGGTCGGTGCCAAAGATTGGTTGGTGTTGCATAGATACCAACTTCAGATTTTAAGTCTGGTGGTAATTGTACAATCGGTGAGCCGTCTAATGCTAAGTCCATAGTACTACCTAATTAGTTAGGCAGAACTTTTTGTTTACAACTTACAAAGTTGTCAAGCTAAAACTCACTAGAGTTGTATCTTGGTAGGATACAAAAAGTCTGCGACCTGCAATACATTATACGCAAGAGCGAATAAAAAAGCAAGGATAATTTTCCGCAGAATTATTGTATCACGGGAAGATACAAATGCTGGTGTTTACTATTCTTCTAATATTATACTAACAAATTATTTGATAGCTTGTTTCTTTCTTATGTTCATGAATTCGTTTGTTAGTATATGGATTTCAGAATTGATATCTTGCATTTGTTGATTCATTTCATCACTACAAAGACCAGCGGCAGGACCGTATTTTATTCCTAGTTCTGTTAAAGTTTTGTGTGCTTTCTTAATACTGTTCAATGCTTCAATTGTTTTGATTGAATCTTCAAAAGTGTATCTAGTAGTTGGCTTGCTCATTAAGGTAGTCCTGAATGTTTGTTGTTTGCTTTTCATGTTTCTTTCTACGGCTTACACCTAGTTTGAATAACATGGCTGTTGCTCCAACTAGATTATCAAAGTATTCGTTGTCTCGTTCTCTATACTGTTCCCATTCTAATACAACTCTTTCTTCTTTAATGTTAACATGCTGAGTAGGGTATTCAGCATTACAGTGCTGAGCTAATAAATTGTGTTCTCCATATTCTGTTGGTTTGTACAACCGATATGACCCCATATCTCCTGGGGTGGTAAGGAATCCTCTATGTACCAATGTCTTTAGATGGTTGATGTCCATTCTAAGGATTGATATAGTTTTGTCAGAAGATGGGCTAGTGTAGCAATGGTAGTGTATTTCTCTGTCAGGAGAATTCGTTAATTCCATCAACGGTCTGTCTTTGTGACCAAAGTACAAACCTTGAGTTGGAATTAGAAATGCACGAACATCACTTTCACGAATTGCTCTAAGCATATCGTCTGTTTCATATCTAGCATCAAAACCGATGAGTCGGTTTTGGAGTGAAACTCCATCTTCCCTGGGGTAGTTGGTATTGACGAGTATCTTTGAGAAGTCGATGATTGCTCTGTAGAATAGTGCACCGATGTCTCCTTTAGATATTTCTGGGTAAACATCATAGAGTGTTTTGACTAAGTCTTTCTTTTTCCATACAGATGTTGGTTGTTGTGGGTAAGTCCCATAATCGATCACGAATGGTCGATACACTGTGTCACAACCAAGTGTAACGTATGTAAGAATTTCGTGGTTCATGTCAACGTGTGTTACAACTGTTTTAACTTCTTGAGGTAATTGTCTTTTGTACATATTAGATGTACGAGAGATAATTAGATCAGGTGGAGCGATAACTTGTTGTTCATCGTTTTTAGGGATTATTAACTTACACTGGCATTCACAATCAAAAGCTTCTGGGCCTTCTTCGTAGTAGAATGTCATTGCGTGGTGTAGTGCAGAGATTTCGATTGGATCGTCTACGTCCCATTCATAACACCAATCCCAAGCAACTACGGCACCTTCGTGCATTGGAGCATAGTTTTCTTCTAAAAATGCTCTTGCTCGTCTTTGTGCTTTTTCTCTTTCACCTTCACGATATTTGTCAAAGTTAAGGAGAATTCTACCAAATTGATCCCATAAGTCCATACGTGTAGGCATAGACTTTAGCATGGAGTATGTAGCTACTTCCCATGACGGTTCTTTAAGAACAAAATGGTGAGCAACGTCATTCTCTTTCTGGGGTGTGATGGTCATTATAGCACGAACTTTACGGCTGTGAGAACCACCAAACAAGGCAGCTTTTTTAATAGTCTGTACAATGGTGTTAGACATTGTAGGAGACTTAGCGTCTTTGTCTGTTTGAATATCATCTAGCAAAACAAAGTCGGGACGTAGAACTTTACCTGCATCTTCACCAAATGTAATCTTTTTGGATAGTCCTCGAAGATTATCCTTAGTACGAACAAGTAGAATAACTCCGGAGGACTTCTCCCCTGGGAGGATAGGAAAACGGATTTCATCTGTTCTCCAAGTGATATGAGTCTTTTCACCGTTGTAGGTTTGATTCTCATACTTTTTGAACTTACCGTCACCGTGTTGGAAGCAAGAGATAACTCTTGGATACAATCGATGAAGTTCTTCATTAGACGTAAGTTCGGTCTGTATTTGATCCATAATTTCTTCTGATTTACTAATTTCAGAAGATACGATAAGACCAAACTTGATGTCTCCTTCTAAAGCAGCAGCAACCATTTGGTTAACTGCTCTACTTGTTTTTGCAAAACCACGAGGTTCAAGTTGAACTAACTTAGCACCACGACCCTGTAAACAGATATTGTTGAATCGACGAATAGCTGTTTCTTGATCTTCACCAAACGGTTTAATACCGGTACTAGACTTGTATAAGTTTTGGTGAAGCTTAACATAATCTCTACGATAGAGGTCACGTTCAGCCAGTATTTCTGGGGAAGGATCTTCGACAGCCGGTACGTCGTTCTTGATGTCTTGCTTACGTTTAACACGCATATTACTCTGAGTAATTTTGTATTGCTCGTAGAAGTCACCACTAACGTCTTCTGATTCGTCAAATTCTCCAAAAATATCTCGTATGGGCATTACATGATCCTATCAAGTTGTTGTGCCAAATCACTTCGTAGTTTGAACTTAAATGCCTGTCTGCCAGGAGCACCTGTACTACCTTTGGTGTGTTCAAGTAATCGTAAAGCAACCAAGTCTGTCAATTCAGTAGTGACTCGATCATCGGATATGTTCTTTCCTAATCCGTGATAGATTTCGTCTCTACTGAGAAAGTCGTCTTTAATCAAGTGGCAGATTCTTGCCCTGGGGGAAGTAGTATCGATGATGTCACCAGCTAGTTTGCGTACTAACTTGTGAACATCTTCATTGGGTCGGCTAAGACCTAGAACTTGTGATGCACAAATAAATACTTTAGATAGCTGGCCGATTAGTCGAGCAGGTACTTCGATAACGGGAGTAAAAGTCAAATCTTTTTCACCAAACTTTTCTCGATCTACTTTGGTTCGCATACAAGCACAAAGTCTTGCATAAGCTAAAATATTGTCTCTTTCTCTTTCACCCAGGATAACGGGATTCTCTCTTGCCATTAAATGCTCGATGAATCCTTTAGCTGCTGCAATCACCGGTGTTTCTGGTGGTTGATTGTTGCTATTGAGTGCAGCACCTAAAGATCGATTAAGCATTCTGTTTTCGATTGCTTCTCTATCAGCATCGGATATGAGTAGTTCGAAATCCAAGAAGCGTTCTCCAAGGAAGGCATTGTCTGATCGTCTAAGGGCATTAGTACCACACAAGATCATGGTTGATCGAATGTTATTGTACTTATGGTGAACACCGTGTCTGTAGTGAACTGAACTGTCTTTGTCATAGAAGTCACGAAGTTCAGACATAATCTGTTCGATGTTCTTCTGTTTAAGCAAAGCATCAGCTTCTTTAACTATGAGCGTTTTACCAGCAATCAGTGGAATAAGTGAAGCATCTTTAGGTTCACCCTTAGCACTATCGTCTCTCCATCCTGAAAACAATCCTGTAAAGGTTGATAGTAGAACTACTTGTTCAGAACCACTAACACACTTCGCGATAGTCGTTTTACCGGATGAAGGTGGACCAATCATACGAATCCAAAGTTGTTCTCCTTCTACTTTGATTGAATAGATTGATGATAGTACAAGTAACAATCCTTGACGAATACTTTCTGTTGTGTGATAAACAGATTCGAACTTAGCTATTAGTTTCTCGAATGTATCACAACTACGGTCAGCAGCAATAGTTTCTGTAGTCGTTTTTACAACTACAACACTATCGGGACTGGTGTAGGGTTTGATGTATTCTGTTGCTTTGGTTAGTGCTAGTCTACCGTATTCTCGGTAGAGATCGTTCATGTCGTAACCGTCAGGTTTAGCTTCAACATGTTCAGCTTTACCTTCAACCTTTTCTTGTTCAGTTAATTGCTTAGGCCAAGCAACATAACGAATACTCTTTGGTTTGAACTGAGAACCAGCAAGGTGTTTTATGATTACTTGTTGAAATCCAGACTGTCCTGCTTTGTCATTATCATAACAAAACACAACGTCTTTACCATCGAGTAGTTCACACCAAGTTGGTTTCCAAACACCGGAACCAGGAACACCTAATAAACCTATTCGGTGTTCACCTACAATTGCATTAGCAGCAATACGATCCCAGTGTCCTTCCAGGACCCATACTTCCTGGGGGAGTTCTTCTTCCCAACTCATTATTGTGTGATCTATTCCAGGACTACATAACACTTTGTTGAATGACTTCCAAGAACCATCCTTCTGCTTCTCGTTAACCTTATCGACTTTGTACAGGTTGTTAATCTGTCCGTGTTTGAATGTAGGGATAATCAGTGTGTTGTTAAGTGTGTTAAGCTTAACTCTAGCTTTACTAGCTGTACCTACAGGAATGTCACGCATTTCTGCAACCATTCTAGCAGCTACAACCAATGTATCGAATTCATCGTAAAGTTTACGAATGAATGTATATTGATTACCGTTAGCATGACATACTTTACAGTCGTACTGTAGAGTTTGTGGATCATAAAAGAACTTCTTTTCTTTACCACAAAACGGACAGTCTATTAGCATTTGATTGCTAGATTCTTCTGCCTCATAACCTGTATGAAATTCAAAAATTGATATAGCCATTACTTTGCATTGTACCTTGGAATGAGTTGTAATTCTTGTATAAGTTCGAAGTTTTCTGATTGTATTAGCACATCAATTGAGTGGTACATTATGTTATATTGAAATGCTACAATCTTCCAGTTTTTCTGTTCTTCTTGATCGTATGGACAGGTTTGTGGACCAAGATAATCATATCGGGCTAAGATATTAGTTAACTCTTTGATAGCTCTTTCTTGAGACATATCGTTGATGTATTTTGTAAACCAATTAAAGAATCTTTGTCTGTCTATTGCGTAGATGCGGAGTCGTCTGTTGTCCATGTTACATACCTGGAAGAAGTTTCTGTTTTGGGGTCCAAGGATCTAAAAGTGGATTGTTCTGGTCTTTTTCATTGTACATTAGTTTGTAACTAACGTCACAAGTTGGGATGTATTTTTTACCTGCATTAGAGATAATTTCTAGTTTGGTTCTGATGATATAGTCAAGTTCTTCACAGATCGGTACTTCGGTGTCTAACCCGTCGTGTACTTGTGAGTTCATACCACAATCAAAACCATCGTAGACTGGATGATTATACCAATCAACCATAGCTTCTCCCATGATTTGTCCTGCTGTACCTTGAATGTAATAGTTACAAGCTTTGAACGGTTCGTTAATAGGAACGTCAAGTCTGTAACCACCCATCGTCATTACAGCAAACACACCTTGGTTCTTCAAGTTTACATAACAAGATTGTGCAATTCGTTTCATAAACTCTTTGATACCAGGGAATCTAGCATCGATTAACGAACAGTAGTCAGGTGCATTTTTAGCACCATGATATGTTTCGTTTGTTTTCTTATCTGTAGCACCATAGATACGAGAGAAGTTACCGTTCTTAGTTCTACCGTACATATCGAATATACGTTGAAGTTCAGGAGATAATTTTTCGTATGCTTGGTTCTTGATGGCTTTATAGATTTCAGCTTCCTTAGGGAAGATCGTTTCCATAACCATCATGTGAACTGACTTACCAAGTTCGAATGCTTCAATCAGTTCTTTGTTACCGACACTGTAAGCCCATATCCGTAACTCGATGTTAACTAAGTCGGTACAAATCCATACATATCCTGGGGGTGGTTGGAATAGGAATTTAAGTTGCTTATGAACATTCTGGTCATTTGGTGCACTAGATGATTGTCTAGTTTCACGAGTACCTGTTACGTTAAGGTTAGAGTGAGTACGACTACCTAAGCACCAGTTAGAGATACTACGAATATCTCTACGACGTTTGTTCTTTAGTTTGAGTTTCTTGAGTTCAACAAGTGCTGGATGCTTGTAACGATCAAGGTAATGTTGGATTGTGACTTTGTCTGTTGCAGGTTGAGGTTTCTTACCTTTGGTATAAAACTCAACTGGAATGCCACACCGTTCGTGAATGAGAAGTTTAAGGTGATTCTTTTTCTCATGGTCGAAGTGGTGACTGATCTTTGCAATCTTACGAATGTTGTAAGTGTGTTCTTCGATGTCACTATCGAGTTTAGATAACAAAGAGTTAGCTGTTTCTAAATCGAAATGTCTACCGAATGTTTGCATATCATATGCGACATGTAGTAGGTCCATGCGTTTACGGTATACTGGGTACAGATCGTAGTTAAGTATTTCTTTCTTAAATATCTTCCATAGTTGCCAAGTTCGTTCAGCATCTAGTAGACCATACTTAAGACAAGGTTCTGGTGCTAACCAGTAATCCATTTTCCAAAACTCTGTACCTTGCTTTGGAATTGCAGGAAAGTGTTTGTGTCCTACTCTAGCATAACACCACTGTTCTTCTGGGGGTAGTCTCTTGATTTGTGCGATCTTATGCTTGACTGCTGTTTCAAGATCGAGTTCATCTTCGTTGTCGATATCAAGATACTTGATACACAAGTCTTTTAGATTGTGGCTATCACCAGAACATATTAAGTGTGAAGCTACTAGAGTATCTTCTAACTTACTACGAATGAGTTTGTGCCAAGGTTCTGAATCAATACTGTTGTCTTCAAGAACAGCACAGATCATTCGAATATCAAAATTACCGTTCTGTGTAACAATCGTATCCGCTTGTTTACACAGTAGAAGAAATTCGTAAATATCTTCCATTTCCCATGTAACTTCTCTAGTCCATGGGTTAACTCTACCCCACCAGTAAAAATTCTTGATACTGTTGCAGGCGGTTATAAGGAACGGACGACAACCATGAAATGCGTCCGTTCCTGTTGTTTCAGTATCAAAAGCTAGTATCAACCTTGTTGCTCCCTTATTTTGTTAAGCCATCGTCTGTAAGCTACAGTAGATACCCAACCTTCTGGTTCGTCTACTGTAGCTTTAGTTGGTCGGTATACAGTATGCTTATACATATTCAGAGGATTTTCTGGATATGTAAGAGTGAAGTTTTCTGGAAGTGGATGGTCGTGTCTAGCTTTAAGGTAGACTAAAGTTACAACAGGGCTAGTCTTCGACTTCTCTGGGGGAAGATCTGATTCGTTGGATGAGTTCGTCGTATTTGTATTTGTAGTCATGTTTGGTCCATAGTTCACAGAGTACAGTTAAACAAGAACGAGCTTCTGAGAATCGTCTGTTGTTGATGAGATTGATAATGTAATCTTTCTGTCGAACAAGAACGCGATCATTCTCTTGTTCTTTCTCACAGAATGGACAAAGAACTGAGTCATGATCGCGTTTACAATTAGGACATTGAGTTAGCAACTGATCTTCTCCAAGAAAGTTTTCCATTCGTTGTCTGTCATTCCGTGGTCTGGATTTTTAGTAATTGCGTTGTCGTCGGCTAAGAATTGTTGATACATACTATGTATGATTTTCATTTCCATTCTGGAGAATTTGACTGCTTGAAGAACGTAGTCTTCAAAGGCTTCACAAGCAATAGGGCATACTTGTTTGATGATGTCGTACATTGCTTGTGCATAGAGACGAATCTCTAGTTGAGCATGTTTGTCAAGACGTAACCGAAGGAAATTGAAGATGTTGTGTAAACTACATCCCCAATAAGCTTCTGTATAAGTCGAAAGAGGTAAGTCTTTACGAGCTTGTTCACGAGCAACACCAAGTTGTAATCGGATACGATAAATTTCTTGAGCATATTCGATTAGTTGAGTTTCTAAATGACTAAGCAATTGTCCTGGTGTACATTGTTTATCTTTGTCACCATCGATGTAAAACTGAGAACCAGCAGCTTCTGTGTTATCGAGAAGTCCATTGACAACCCAATAACGCAGCTCGTCGTCATACCAAACCTTAACTTGACAGTCTTCTGGCCATTGTTCTAGGAATCCAGAACTTCCTTGTTTGTTGTCCTTAGACTGTAGTCTCCATTCTCCTGGGAGAGTAACTTGTTGGGAGTCAATTGCTTCTGAATATCGAGTAGAGTATTCATTAACATCTGCTGTACGATGACGAATCCATTGTCTCCAACAATCCATTGGAACACGAATAAGGAATTCGAACTTTACTTTCTCGAATGGAGAAGTATGTCCGTCATTCATAAGACGACGAATAAGACCTCGATCTTTCTTTTGTTGTTTTACAAAATAGTTCGGAAGGTCTCTCCATACGTTTCTTTCAGCTTCTGTTTCAATATATTCTTGTACGGTTCCGTCTGCATAGTATTTAAGACATACAGAACTTCCGGGTGCTGTTGCATGATAATCAATTAGATTTTCTTTGAAGTGTTCGCTAAAGAGTTCAGCTCTAATTGATTCGTCCGTACTTTCTCTCTTATCTTTGCCGTAGCTTGTTCTGGCTGCTTGTACGATTCGGTCATCGTTGCCCATTACGTCTACGAGACAGATGAATCCGTCGTTGAGTACAGGAGTCTTTTTCCATTTTAAGTTTTCTACTACGTTCATATCGTGCTTTCTTTGCTAAGTATTGCTGGCGGTTAAAACGTGAATTGTATTTTCGTTGTTGGAACTTGTTTGTGTCATTCCAACTTTTACGGTTTGGGTTATTCACAACTTCTTCTGTTGTGCACAAACTGCAAGTAAACAATCAAGTTGCCACTTTTTAAGTTGATTACGAAGAACAGCGGACCGTTCTTCCTGGGGTGTTAGTCTACCTTCAAAGTATATACAATGAGGTCGTTCAACATGTTTACCAATTGTTTTAGTAATACCTCGAACATTGCCGAGGTATTTAACAATCTTTACAGAACCGTCTGAGAAGTAGAAGAATGCTTTCACTTCTCTTCTAACTCTACAAGTCTACGACGAAGGTTAAGAACAAGTGTTTTAATTATTGCTTGTCTTTCTTCATCTGGGTTAGTGTGCAGTTCTGATTCGTATTCGTAGATTTCTGTTTTGAGTCTACGAAGGGTGTGTTTGTGAGCTTCTCGTTGGTCTGAATTCAAGATTTGTTTTCCTTTTCAATAAGTACAGCAACCTTTCGTAGTAAACAGTAGCTACCAAGATCGTCGTAAGTGTCGTCAATAGATTCTGAAACAACTTCTGCTTTAGCTGTTTTTAGATTTTGTATTCTAGCAATTTTGTCCGACATACGAACATCAATTGCCGAAGTCGTTGGCATTCCTGGGGCGAGAATAGGTTCTTTGAATACTGATGAACCGTAATCAGCATTCTTCTTGAGAAGTGTTGTGATCCAAGCTAAACCTACTTGTGCAATAAGTTGTTGGTGATGACTACGACTATTGTCGAGTGCAGCAAGAAATAGATTCCGATCAGATAGTGGAGGACAACTAACCGTAGTTTTTTGTCCGTTAATGTATTCAATTTGTAGATTTCCTTGTGGCATAATTTGTTCTTGTGATTTAGGTGGATGATATTGAGGCACGGTTTTTTCTTTCTTAGTAGGGTTGTTTTTAGCGAGTTGGTGATAACAATTATGTTTCCATTTAGCAAGGTCTATATGGTATTCTACTTCTCCTTCATTAAAGAATTCTACCCATTCAGGTCTTTCTGACATTCCTCGAATTGTTTTGAACATACCACGAACATCGTCTGGATATTTTTTAATACAAGACCATCCGTCAGACCAAGTAAATACTGCAACAAGTGACATAATTTTCTCCTGGGTTAGAATAAAAAGGCTGAACGGGAATTAAACCCGTAGTCTAGGTAAGAAGCATAGTCGACTTTACTCCTTACCACACACAGTCCTAGCTGTCAGCCTATGTCATTATAGTCTGACTAGACTAGCGAATACAGGTAGAGTACCAACCGTCTCTACCACGAACTACTGCACAAGTTGCAGAAGTTTGACCAGGAACACCAAGACAAGTTCTTGGATTAGGATTGCTTGTAGAAAATCCAACGCCAGAAGAACTACGACCTGCCCTCCTAAGAGCATCACCTTGAAGAAGTTCTCCACGAACATGTCCTTTAATCCCATTAGCTGCTCGGTATTGTGCTGATGCAAGTGCTCGACTGTATGCACTAGAGTCTGTAGCTGAATAGCTTACCGAAGCTGCACTTTCACAAGCACTACAAGCTGGACAAGGAACTTCTACAGGAACTGGTGCAGGTGCTGATGGTAGAACACTCGTTCCACAAGAAGATTGGACAGTCCCACAAGAAGCTACAGCACCACAAGACTTGACAGAAGAACCACACGATCGGGTAGAACTTCGAATCTTTTGTAGAACTCCTACAGGAGCTGCAACAACACGAGTAGCTGCTGCTACGGTATTACGAACAGGAGTTCGACAAACACCATTAGCACAACCTGTTGTTGTTTGGTTCGTAGAACCATACAAGAACACTTCCTGAGCTTGAACTTGGGCTGTGATTGCAAAGAATACTACAATCATCCATGGTAAAACAAATCGCTTAATCATACTAACTATCTCCATAAACAGAAACAAACAAACAAACAAAAAGTAACTGTTCAATAAATGTTAATTTGTTGAACAGTTACAAGCCTCACCAACACACTGTTAGTGGGGCAACTAACTTGCTAACAATTGAATGTTAGACCGTCATTTTGACTTCGAACTTTGGAACGATCTTCTCGAAAGAAGGATCGTCAACGCCTTTGACTTGAACCTTGCTGGTGAAGGCTTCAACAACTTTGCATTGTTGATCAAGGTAAGTAACCAAGTCACCTACTTTGTAATCAACAGGAGCAGAAGCAGCAGTAACTTCACTGGTTGCAGCAGGAACAACACCACCAGAAGCAACTTCACTACTAGAAGCTGTAGACGCTGATGCTTCTTCCTTCTTCCTGGGAGGAGGTACTACATCATCTGTCTGTGGTACGACATCTTTCGGTTGTGAAAGAACAAGACGCTTGCCTTCGTTGTAAGCTGTTGTGTTCTTCTCACTTTCAGCTTTAATCTCGAACTTGATGCTGTGGTCGTTCTCTTGGAACCATTGACCAAGCTCACGTGGGTGGTTGTGGTTCTCACGAACTTCTCGTGGTAATCCAAACCGATTTTCAAGGTCGTCGAGAAATGCCTTGAAGTTTTCTGCACGACGGGTCTTGTCGTTTTCCCAGAACCAGTAAGTGTGTTGGATACGCTTACCTTCATGGATTGGGTGGTCAACAACCCGGAAACCAACTCGACAGTATGGACATCCCTTCTTGGTGATAACATTCGACTTGTCAACTTGGTTAGGAGTTGCATCGAATGTCATGTCAGTAACCACAAGGATACCGGATTCACCAATGTCAAAAGGAACGTCTGAAGTTCTTGCTTCCTCGTGCTTTACCTTTTCGATTGCTTCTTGTTCTTTGGTGTAGAAGGAATCGAATGCGTCTGATACTTTAGTTTCGGCCATGAGCTAACACCTTATAGGTATGTAGGTAGTTGTGTTTTCTCGGCACTGTGCTGAGAATAACGAGAAGAAAAGACTCTGAGTGAAATTATCGCTGTGCTAACTAGAAGATGATTCCTCGCTTTCTTCGAACGCATCAATTATCAAAGTTGATAAGTGTAACAACTCAGTAGCACTTAGTGAAGCAACAGGCTTTGGTACTAATTGCAACTTATTGATTGTTCGTTCGAATGGTTGTAAACTTTTATGTAGGCTCGTTAATGATGTGCAAAGATTCTGTCTAGCAATCCTTACTTTATCAATGTTTGTTAGTCTAACGGTTATTTCTTGTAGCTGTCTGGGACGTATTTCCAAAGGTTGTCAAAAGCTATCTTGGGTGTTTTACCCATCGATATTTTCTGGGGAAGGTTCCATCGATTTTTAGCTTCATGAGCAGGACTGGTTGTTGTGTAAATCCAACGACTGTCTTGATCTTCTGCTTTACCTTCGACGGTAGTAGCATTGTTGCCTTTACCTTGCACTTCTGTCTTGATACTGATTTGGATACTCATGTTTAGCATGAATACAAAACCAGCCCATGACCGAACAACTTCACGACATTCTTTGTGCATAAGAATAACGTGAGACAAATAGTCAGCACCAAGGGTATTAGGTACAGAAGCTGTGCTCATGTGACCTAAGAAAATTGTGTGAACACCTTGCGAGTTCTTCTGCGTACAAAGATCGAGAAGGTTTTGAAATACCGGTGGTGCGTATTTGTTTGGACCTTCTGACCAAGCATTGAACTTAGAGAAATCTCCATCGAAATACTTTCTGAGTACATAATCGAATACGAGCTTCTGAATTCCTTTCAAACCATCGAACAAGAGTGTACCAGAAGTACATTTTTTGATACGATCAACAAGTTGTTCGAAAGTTATGATTTGAATGTCAATACTATCTTGTGGAACAGCACCGACATCTTCAAGATATTGATAACCATTCTCACCGATAGAAAGACACGTTACTGGTCCAGGAAATTGTAAACCAAGACTGGTTTTACCCATCCCTTCTTTACCGTAGATTACTCCCGCTAAACCTCTAGCCATTGTGAAATCCGATTGTTTGAGTGTTTGAATCGTTAATGTGAGCTTGAACTAAATTTTCAGCAAACCAAGCTTTATATCTAGTTGCTTCGTTCCACCATTCAACTTCGTAAGTGATCTTGTCGAACTGGATAGAAACTTGTAAAACTGTACCTTTAATAGTTTGCTCTGTGTTGTGCAATCTAAAAAGGTAAACAGTAGAACCACACGCAATAACTTTAAGAGTTTTCTTCATTTTTCTTTCTTGAAAGTTTAATTGTGTGAAGGACAGATCGAAGACGAGTTTGGAGTTTACGAAGAGCCGGGGTTGGAATTAAATCAGGATCTTTCCAAGTTGTAATTGGACGTAGCTCTAATTCAACTAAACCCAAAATTGCTTTCATTTCATCTTCTGTGAGTTGAAATAGTGAGCTATACAGATTATCTTCTTTTGTGCTTTCAAGAATAATCGGTACATGGCCACAAACCGGTGTAGACTTAAACTTAGGAGTTGTTGTCTTTCTTTTCTCTGGCATCGTTGCTGTCAAACTTTCCTTTAGGGTATCGTTTTTGAAGTTTGGTTTTGTTTTGGAGAATGAAGTACTCAAGTGGTTTACCTACAGTGTAGGCAAAGTATTTGATTGCAGGAAGCAGTTTGTAACCTAGACCGTTGAAGTCTATGTCTTGATGTCGATAGAAGATTTGTCGCTTGACAAGATCAGCTATGTCTTCAATGATCTGTTGTGCGTGTTGTTTGCTTTCACAAACAATAATTTCGGACACCCTCACTGTCCCTGGGGTGGTTAGGTTGTGCAACATAAACGCATAGTAGCACATGTCTCCAATCTCTTTCTCTACTTTCTTTT